GTTACTGCCCCTGCAACCATTACTGCATACCTATTAGGTTAATAAGGGAGATTAAAGAATGGCTATTAATAGAGCAAGTATTGCAAAAGAGCTTCTCCCCGGTCTTAATGCCGTATTCGGTATGGAGTATGGGGAAGTTGCTGACGAACACGCACCGCTTTTTGAAACTGAAAATTCAGATCGTGCGTTTGAAGAAGAAGTATTGTTCACAGGTTTCGGTACTGCACCTGTTAAAGGTGAAGGTTCAGCCGTTACTTATGACGATGCACAGGAAAGCTACACTTCACGCTATACACATGAAACCATTGCACTTGCATTTGCAGTGACAGAAGAGGCTATGGAAGATAACCTCTATGACACATTTGCAAAACTTCGTGCAAGAGGTTTGGCACGTGCTATGGCGAACACCAAGCAAGTTAAAGCTGCTGACGTATTTAACAACGGCTTCAGCGCAGCTTACGTTGGTGGCGATGGCGTAGCACTGTTCTCTGCTTCTCACCCAACAGCTTCTGCTGGTAATCAGTCAAACTACATTGGTGCTTCTGATCTTGCAGAATCATCTTTGGAAGCTGCACTGATTCAGATCTCAAAAGCAAAAGATGACCGTGGTATTCTGATTGGTCTGCAAGCTAAGTCTTTGCACATTCCATCAGACCTCGCATTTACTGCTGACCAGATTCTGAACAGCACACTGTCAACTTCTACTGCTACCTTCGGTACAGATGGTATCACGCAGACTAATGACATCAACTCAATCCGTAATCAGGGTCTGGTTCCCGGTGGCTTCTACGTAAACCGCCGCTTCACAGACACTGACGCTTGGTTTATCAAAACTGATTGTCCAAACGGTACAAAGATGTTTGTACGTGCGCCGCTTCAAACCAAAATGGAACCAGATTTCGATACTGGCAACCTGCGGTTTAAGGCTCGTGAACGTTACAGCTTCGGTTGGTCAGACTGGCGTGGGTTCTACGGCTCAGACGGTGCATAAGGTTAATTTAAATTAATCTGAAAAAAGTAGGGGAAGGGTCTTTGATCCTTCTCCTTTTTTGTGTATAATATAGGTAACGAACCACAACTAACTAATTAACAAATATAGGTGACGTGATATGGCAAGTAATATTAGAACTGCTCATCAAGTAGGCAGTGGTGCATTTGTAGATTCAATCACAAGCACAACAATTTCAAATACTCGTATTAAAGGTCTAACATTTTCAGGCGTTGGTACATTTACCATTACAGGTTCTGAAACCGATGAGTATGGTAATGCACGTGGAAGCAATATTAAATTTGTAGGAACAACTGCAAACGATGCAGGTGACGTAATGATCCCAGACTTTGGTGTTCGCATGGTCGGTTCTGTAAAAGTTTCTGCTCCTACATCAGCAGCTACTGTGACAATTTATTATGGCTAATTATACTTATCTGGTTGAGGACTTAATTGGTGCTACTGAAAATGATGGCGCAGAGTTCTTAGCATATATTCCAAAAATTGTAAATCGAGCAGAAGAACGTCTGACAAGGGTACTAGACGACTATGGTCTTGTAACTTATACGTCAGTCGCTGTATCTGCAGATAACAATCGTATTACTTTAGTATCAGGTACACGTATAGTAAAGAATTTTAATATTACTACTTCTGCAACAAGTACAACTGATCCAACACGTATTCACCTATTACAACGTACTGATGAGTACATTAAAGATTATTGGCCTGTAAGTGCAAGCACAGGTACACCAGTATATTATGGTAGGCGTGATAATACTACAGTTATTATTGCTCCTACACCTGTATCTACATTGAATGGTGAAATTGCATATGTAGCTAAACCAGTTGCTCTTACATCAGCAACACCTAATAATTATTTTTCTGACTATTGTTATGATGCTTTGTTTAATGCATCTATGGTAGAAGCAATGGTATTTATGAAAGACTACCAAGCAAGTCAACTGTTTGAACAACGCTATCAAGCAGCAGTTGAATCATTACGTAACCAAGCAAGACGCACTAGAAGGGACGATATGGAAGCTGCTACAAGTCCCGGTGGTGCAGATAATCCAGTTATACCGGGAGCAAACTAATGGGACTTTTTACAATTGTAGGTGGTAAAATTTTAAAGAAAGGTGCTAGTGAGGCTGCAAAAAAAGCTGCCCCTAAAGTTGCAAAGAAAGCTGCTGCACCAAAGCGTGGACGTTTAACCAAACAACAAAAGGCTGCACAGACACGTGCTAAGAAGAAAGCACCTGTTGCTAAAAAACCTGCACCAAGTAAAACAAGTGCATCAGCAACTCGTGCAAAGTCTACTCCACGTGGAACACTTGCAGGAATGACTGATAAACAAAAGCAAGAACGTAATAATCTGCTTACTAAATTCCGTCAAGCATACGGAATTAAAAAAATGGCAGATCTAAAAAATATGACTTTAAAAGAACTTAAAGATATTGATGCAAGACGTAAGCCAAAAGAAATAATTGAAAGTCGTATTCCTACAAAAACTCCACCACAACCAAAGCAAATGACTAAAGAGGAGTTAGCTGCTGAAGGACGTAGACGTGGTGCAAGAGATGATTATACTGGAAGAATGCAACAACCGCAAGTTGCAGAAGGAGCATATCAAGAAGGACCCAATACTGTACTTCCTTCTATTATTGAACTTCCTGAAAAACTTAAAGACTATTCACGTAAAGAACTTAGAAGACTTATTAAAAGTGGACAGGCTCGTATTGTTAAAACGAAAAAAGGTTCTAAAGTTCAAACAACTGGACGATTTTCACCACCTGCTTCTATGATCTCTGAAAAAATGGGAACAGGAAAAGCTACTAATGCAATGAGAAATAAAGTTACAAAAGAAGTTGATTTAACAAAAGTTGCAGATCCTAGACCAATGCGTATTAGAAAGCCTAGCTTTGGTCAACGTTTAAAACAAGCTATGCGTTCTGGTGAACCTACTACACTTGAAGAAGTTCGTAAACGTAAAAAAGCTTCTGAGTCTTTGGATAAAGCTTTCTTTGTAGATGCTAAACAAGCAACAAAAGAAGCTGGTAAAGAAATTCGTCAACGAATTGATATGGTTCAAAAACAATTACAAGATAAAAAAATTACCAAGACTCAGGCTAAACAAAAAATTAGACAAATTAAAAAGTCTGCTACAGAAATTATTGAACAGAAACAAGGTAGAGGTAAAGGTGGATTTGAAAAATCTCCTACATCTATGCAAAGATACACATCACCTTCTGCTAGATTTACACCAAGCACAGGTAAATTGTTTAATAAAGGCGGTAGAATTAAATCAAATAAACAAATGAAAAAGTCTTCTCCACGAGGATGCGGTAAAGCTTTACGTGGTTATGGCAAAGCAATGAAAGGTAAATAATCATGGCACTTCCTCTTTTATTTATGATTGGTGGTACACTAGTTAGAGCAGCAGGTCCAACAATTGCTAGAGAATTAGCTAAGTTAGGAGCAAAAAAATTAGCTGGTAAAGCTGCTACTGAAGCAGCTAAAAAGGGTACAGCTAAACTTATTAATAATTCTAATCTTGGTGTAGTAAGAACTCTTGCACGTCCCGGTACTAAAGTAGCAGATAAAGTAGATGACTTAGCAGCAGGTGTAACACGTACTATCGGTCGTGGTAATAAAATTAAACCACCTAAACCAAGTAGTACAACAACACCTAAACCTAGTGCTACTGCTAAACCAAAACCTAGTACTACAGCTAAACCAAAAACTGCTACTGGTGCAGGTAAACCTACTATGGCTAAACCTAAACCAACAACTAAACCTAGTACTACAGCTAAACCAAAAACAAGACCAACTACTCCACCACCACGTCCTGCAACTGGTGGACCAAAAAGTGTAGTCAAGCCTTTATTAGGTGCTGCAGGTGTAGCAGGAACAATGTTAGGTGTTAGTACACTTGGTAAAGATGATAAAGGTAAATCTAAAGCAATGCCTTTGCCTAAACCAAAACCAAAAGTACAAGGTCCACCTATGGGACCACCACGTGTATCTGGTTCTGATACAGAAGCAGGTAGACCAAAAGTTCCTGTTCCAACATCTTTTAATAAAGGTGCTAATACTGGCTTTGGTATTAATGCAAGCACTTTTGTTGGCGGTCCAGAAGAACGTGCCGTTATGATGAAGTATTATGGTGGTACAGGTAAAGAAGCAGCAAAGGCAGCTATGGCAGGTACTCAAGGTAAATTAAAAGAACTTGGCATGGATGCACTTAAAAAAGAATTAGCTGCTGCTAAAGCAATTCGTTTTAAACGTGATGCTGCAAAAACTAAAAATAATAAGACTGGTGGTAAAATGAAATCTTACAGTAAAGGTGGTAAGATTGGCATGAAGAAAAAACCAGAAGTAGTTGCTCGTCAAATGCGTGGTTGGGGTAAGGCTCGTAAACCAAAGCGGTAAGGAGATCTACAATGCCATTGACAAAAGGTAGGTCTGCCAAAGTAATTAGCAAAAATATTAAAAAGCTAAAGAAAGAAGGCAGACCTCAAAAGCAAGCGGTAGCGATTGCACTATCCTCTGCAGGTAAATCTAATCCTGTAGCTAAAGGTTTAAAGGATGGTAAGTTTAAACCCAAAATTGTTAAGCCTAAAAAAGGAAAGGGATCTTACACAAGAAAGAATGTAAGATCTCTTTCTACAGGTGGTAAACCTAAATCTACTGTCAATAAGGCAGGTAATTATACCAAGCCAACTATGCGTAAGCGTCTATTTGAAAAGATAAAAGCTGGTAATAAAGGTGGCGCACCGGGTCAATGGTCTGCTCGTAAGGCTCAACTACTAGCAACTGAATATAAGAAAGCTGGCGGTGGTTACAAATCTTAGTGTAGTAATGTTTTGCATTATTACTGCTAACAATATAGAGGTAAAAACAAAGGTCCATGATACACATGAATGGATTTCTAAATGTCATATGGCATTAACTGAACATAATTTTAAAAATCCAAACGATAAATGTTTTTGTGTAGAAGTAAGTAATGTACAAGGAAAGTAGTTATGGACCCAATTACAGCAATAGCCGCAGCAACGACTGCCTACAATGCAATCAAGAAAGGCTTTGAAGTAGGTAAGGAAGTTGAATCAATGGCTGGTGATTTAGGTCGTTGGATGAATGCCATTCACCATGTTAAGAAAGAACACAATGTTGCAAAGGGTCGTAGGTTTGGTAGCGTAGAAGAGGAAGCATTAGAAACATTTGCTGCTAAGAAAAAAGCAGAGCAAATGGAAAACGAATTACGTAACTTTATTATAGGCCAATATGGTATGAATGCGTGGCAAGAAATTATACGTATTCAAGGTGAGATTAGAAAAAGACAAAGGGCAGAAGCTGCTAGAATAGCACAAGAACGTGAGCAGTTAATATATAACGCTACTATTATAGGTTTAATTTTATTCTTTTTATCTTTTCTTATACCATTTATTTGGTTTGTATATGAAGGATTACAGTGATATAATAAGGAATGTTGAATGGCAAACTTAAAAAAACCTCAAAGGAGTTTAAAAGCTTGGACAAAACAAAAGTGGAGAACCAAAAGTGGTAAGCCATCCACGCAGGGTCCAAAAGCTACAGGAGAACGTTACTTACCAGCGAAAGCGATTAAAGCATTATCCGCAAAAGAATACGCAAAGACTTCGGCAGCTAAAAGAAAAGGATCTAAACAAGGAAAACAATTTGTTAAGCAGCCTAAAACTATCGCAAAGAAAGTTAGAAAATATAGGAAGGTCAAGTAATGGCAGGTAAATCTTCTAAATATCCCGGCGTAAAACGTCTGCCATCAGGAGGCATAGAATATCGTGGTACTAAATTTGCAGGGTTTAATAAACCTAAAAGATCTAATCGTCCAGAAAAAAAGGGAATGGTTCTCGCAAAGGACGGAGACACAATTAAGCTTATTCACTTTGGAGCAAAAGGATATGGACATAACTATTCACCAACGGCTCGTAAATCTTTTAAAAGCCGCCACGCACAAAATATTAGTAAGGGCAAGCTTAGTGCTGCTTATTGGGCCGATAAAGTATTATGGGCTGGCCCCGGTAAATCGAAAAAAAGTCCACCAAAAACTCAGCAACATAAGAAGTATGGTAAGGGGAAGTAAATAATGGGTATCAAATTAACACCACCAAAAAACAAAATGCCAGCTAAGTCACCAGTAAGAATGATGGCTAATATGGATGATAAGCAGTTTAAACAATTTGAAAAAAAAGTAAATGCTATGGGGACATCTGCAGGTCCTATAAAGGTTGCTGCTTTATTTAAAGCTTTTAGTCAAGGTGATATTGATCCTACTGCTTATTTTAAACAAGCTGATATTGCTAAACAACTTGTACCTATGGTTCAAAAAGAAAGACTTAAACGTGATAAAGGCAGATCAATGCCTGATGAATCAGTAAGTCCTAAACCTAAAAAAACAAAGTTCGGTGAAAATATAAAAAGGTCAGTGAATAAAAAAGCAGGACAACAAGTAGGTTTATCTTCTACTAAAGCAGTTAAACAAATTAAAAAAACTACAGATGAAGAAAAGAAACGTAAGTATAAACAATTTAGAAATAACAATCCCAGTACTCCACCAAGTGTTATGAAAAAAGGTGGTAAGGTTAGTTATAAAAAGGGTGGGAAAATTGGTTGCTCACATAATAGGTTATATTAAGAATGTCTATCAATCGTGCAAGTGTTGGACAGCAAATCATAAAAGCCCCATCGAAAAGACGATTGAAGAGGACTTCTGGCAACAGGAATGGCGCAAAGCCTATGATCCGATTAAAAGACCTTAAACTAAGATTAAAGAAAAGTAAAAAGAGTAGGTTGTATTAATGGCTACTTCAGGTACATTTAACTTCAATATGGATATAGATGAAGTTATTCAAGAAGCAATGGAGATGATTGGTGGCGAAGAAACTCTTGGTCACGAGCCTAAGTCTGCACGGCGTTCTATTAACCTTATCCTTCAAGACTGGCAGAACCGTGGCGTTATGCTATGGACTGCCAATACTTCTGCTGTTACATTGGCAACTAGTGTAACTACCTTTGCACTTGCTTCTTCTACTATTGATGTGCTTGAAGCTGTACATAATCGTAATGATACAGATGTTCAGCTTGAACGTATTTCTATGCAGGAATATTTAAAGATACCTAATAAGGGACAGACAGGACGTACAACACAATATGCAGTACGGCATGAACGTGGCAACCCTGTGGTTCATTTGTGGCCTATTCCAGAAAATAATACTGATCAAATAAAATTAGAATTAGTTCGTTATATGGAAGATGTAAATAAATCTGCTATTCAAAATGCAGATATTTCTCGTAGGTTTCTTCCGTGTTTAACTGCAGGTCTTGCATATCAAATGTCTATTAAACGTCCTAATGTTGATATGAATAGAATTCAAATGATTAAGACAGAGTATGAAGAAAGACTTGGACGTGCAATGGAAGAAGACAGAGAACGTGTAAGTATATTCTTTAAACCAAAGGTAACTGTTTAATGGCTACACGAAGAGATGTATATGGTCTTTGTGATACTTGTGGATTCAGATATAAATTAAACCAGCTAAAGAAAAATAGTTATGGTTTAATGGTATGTCCTACCGATTATGATTATAGTTACGATTTAAAAAATCATCCACAAAACAAATCACCAAGAATAGATGAAAAAGAATTTATTCGTGATATACGTCCTGACCCTAATACAGACCGTAACGGTGCATGGACTGCAGTAACCATTACATTTAATAATAACCTCAAGTATTGGAATTTGATATAATGGCAGATTTAACTGGAAAACTCATAGCAGATTCGTATAAGAATCTTTTACAAACATCTGATACAAACAGTAATGGTTTAGGGTCAGGTCAGTTTGTTTACATTCAAGATGGTGCAGGACGTAACTCTACACTGCAGATTTCACAGTCAGGTATTAATCTTACTGGCACCATTCAAATTAATGGTACACAACTTGTAGCAACTGCAGAGCAACTTAATACTGCCGCAGCAGGTGCAACATCTGTTACAGGTATTGTAGTTGAATCAGGTGACAGTAAATATGGTCGTACACTAACAGGTACTGCAGGTGTT